GGCCAAGCTGGCCAACGCCACCGCGCTAGGTACCCAGCTGCAGATCAGCCGCATGGCCGTCGGCGACGGTAACGGCAACCTGACGGTCCCCAGCCGCACCCAGACGGCGCTGATCAATGAGCGCTACCGCGCCGACCTGAACGAACTCAAGGTCGACCCGAACAACGCCAGCCAGATCATCGCCGAGCTGGTCATCCCCGAAACCGAGGGCGGCTACTGGCTGCGCGAGATGGGCCTGTACGACGCCACCGGCGCGCTGATCGCCGTCAGTAACTGCCCGCCCAGCTACAAGCCGCAAATGGCTGAGGGCTCCGGGCGCACTCAGATCCTGCGCATGGTGCTGATCGTCAGCAGCACGGCAGCGGTTCAGCTCAAGATCGACCCGTCGGTGGTGCTTGCGACTCGTGAATATGTAGACAGCGCCGAGCAGGATGCCAAGGACTACGCACAGGGCCAGATCACCGTGCATATGCAGGCGTCCGACCCTCACAAACAGTACAAACTGCGCGGCGCCTTCACCAGCCTCAACGCCAACACCCAGCTCACCGCAGCACACGAGGGCGTGGTTGTCATCGACGCAGCATCCGGCGACCGGACGCTCACTCTTCCGGCCGCCGCCGCTGCTCTGGGCATCATCGACCTGCTCATCCGGCGCAAGGACAACAGCGGGAACCGGGCGAAGGTGGTGGCCTCGGGCACCGACAAGATCAAGTTCCACACCCATCTGAACCCTGACGGCTATGGCTTCCTGTACCTCATGGGCGCGGGCGACTGGTGGCACCTGCGTAGCGACGGGGCCGGAGGCTGGTGGCCAATCGCCCGCCATGACGGAACGGCCCTCGGCCGGCCGATGTTTGAAACCACCACGGCAGTGAGCCCAGGCGGCTGGGGCGTTTTCTCCGGCGGCACCTTCGTCCGTGCCGACTGGCCTTGGCTGTGGGATCACGCCCAGGCCTCCGGCATGCTCACCACCGAGGCCGCCCGCATTGGTATGGAGGGCGGCTGGACGAGTGGCGATGGCGCCACGACGTTCCGCGGCCCGGAAGGCCGTGGCGAGTTCCTGCGCTTGCTGGATGAAGGCCGTGGCGTTGACCGCTTCGAGGTCAAGGGAACGATCACCAACGGTAGTGCAGTCATCACCGCTGTCACGTTCTCGACTGGTAACGCGGTCGCGGTAGGCCAGGCGCTCTCTGGCGCAGGTATCCCTGCCGGCGCCACCGTGACGGCATTCACCGCCAACAGCATCACCATGAGCGCCAACGCCACCGCCAGCACTACCGCCGCGACCATCACCGTCGCTGGCCGCGTGCCAGGCTCGTCGGCGCCGGACGCCATCGCCAAACACCGCCACCCGCAGTACGAGTACGACTCGGGCAACGCGGTGCCTATCCCAGACGACTCCCGCGCCTCAGACCTGAACGCCAACTTTACCGTCGGATATGACCGCGTCGCGCTGATCGGCTACTTCGGCGGGCCTGAAACCAAGCCGCGCAGCATTGCCTACCCCGGCCGCATCAAGCTGATCTGAGGAACAATCCATGCCCTACTACGCTCTCGACAACCTCAACGCGCTGCACGGTCCCGTGCAGTTGCAGCCCATCCCCGGAGCCGGAGTTCACATCCCGGCAGGCATCGTTTCAGTACCCCAGCAGTTGCCAGCACCCGCCGCCGGCAAGGCATGGGTCTGGGATGGCGCCAAGGCCGTGCAGATCGAGGACAACCGCGGCCTGGCCTATCGGACGGCAGACGGCACCGAGGTGGACTACCAGGGCGCCCTTGGCCCGATGCCGGCTGACCTGACCCGCACACCGCGCCCCAGCGCCGACCACGTATGGGCGGATGGAGGCTGGGCGTTCAGCAGCGAACTGCAGAGCGCAAACCGCCAGGCTCAGACGCAGTCGCTGTGTAACCAAGTTGACCAGGCCGCCGACATCGCCCGCCGTGCGGTCGCCGGCGACCCCCTGCGCGCTGTGGAGTACGACCGCGCCGCCACCGAAGCCCATGCCTACGTTTCCGCCGGCTACCAGGGCGAGGTCCCGCCAATGGTCGCGGCTTGGGCCATCAACGGACGCACCGCGCAGCAGGCGGCTGACGACATTCTGCGCGAGGCGGCACAGTACAACGGCGCCCTGGTGCAGTTGCGTGCCACTCGCCTGCAGGCCAAGGAGCTGATCCGTCAGGCCATGGCCAATGGCAACGTCGAGCAGGCGCAGGACATCGCCGTCGAGACCATCGCCGCCATCGAGGCCGCCGTGGCCGGTATCGGCAACAACGCCTGACCATCCAGCGCACCACCTCACAATGGTCAGAACCAGCCCCGCCTGTCGGGGCTTTTTCTTGTGCGTGCTGTAGCGCCCTTCGCTACACCGCCCGCCGCTCGCAGGTCTTGCGCGCGCGCGTCACCCTCAAGGCTCACTGATCCGGCACTCTCCCGCAGGAGCCCCAACATGCCAGCTGACTACCATCACGGCGTCCGCGTCCTCGAAATCAACGAGGGCACCCGCCCCATTCGCACCGTCTCCACCGCCGTGGTAGGCATGGTCTGCACCGCGCAGGATGCCGATGCCACCGTCTTCCCGCTCAACAAGCCCGTCCTGCTCACCGACGTGCTCAAAGCCTCCGGCCAAGCAGGCGAGCTAGGCACCCTGGCCAAGAGCCTGGACGCCATCTCAGACCAGGCCAGCCCCGTAACCGTCGTGGTGCGCGTGGCAGAAGGCGAGAACGAGGCGGCCACCACCTCCAACATCGTCGGCGGCGTCACCGCTGGCGGCCAGTACACGGGCCTCAAGGCGCTGCTGGCGGCCGAGGCCCAGCTGGGCGTCAAACCGCGCATTCTCGGCGTGCCTGGGCTGGACAACCTGGCCGTCTCCACCGAAATGATCGGCATCGCGCAGAAGCTGCGTGGCTTTGCCTACGCCAGCGCCTGGGATTGCGAAACCGTCTCCGAGGCCCTGGCCTACCGCGAAGGCTTCGGCGCCCGCGAGCTGATGCTCATCTGGCCGGACTTCGTGAACTGGGACACCGTCACCAACAGCGATAAGCCTGCCAGTGCCATCGCCCGCGCCTTGGGCATGCGCGCCCAGCTCGACGAGCAGGTCGGCTGGCACAAGACCCTGTCCAACGTGCCGGTCAACGGCGTGTCGGGGCTGTCCAAGGACATCTACTTCGACCTGCAGAACCCCAACACCGACGCCGGCCTGCTCAACGCCGGCGAGGTCACCACCCTGATCCGCCGCGACGGCTTCCGTTTCTGGGGCTCGCGTACCTGCTCGGCCGACCCGCTGTTCGCCTTCGAGAACTACACCCGCACCGCCCAGGTGCTGGCCGACACCATGGCCGAGGCGCACTTCTGGGCCGTGGACAAGCCCATGCACCCGTCCCTGGTGCGCGACATCGTCGAGGGCATCAACGCCAAGTTCCGCGAGCTGACCCGCCTGGGCTACCTGATCGGCGGCGAGTGCTGGTACGACGAGTCGCTCAACGACAAGGACACCCTCAAGGCCGGCAAGCTGTACATCGACTACGACTACACGCCCGTGCCGCCGCTGGAGAACCTGATGCTGCAGCAGCGCATCACCGACCGCTTCCTGGTCGAGTTCGCCGCCCGCGTCAACGCCTAACCCCATTCACCCGCGCGGCCACGGTCGCGCCGTAGGAGAGCCCAGCCATGGCCCTGCCCAAAAAGCTCAAGCACCTCAACCTGTTCAACGATGGCAACAGCTACCTCGGCGTCGCCAAGGCCGTCACCCTGCCCAAGCTCGGGCGCAAGCTGGAGGCCTATCGCGGCGGAGGCATGGACGGCCCGGTTAAGGTCGACCTCGGCCACAGCGACGATGGCCTTGTGCTGGAATGGACGCTCGGCGGCTGGGACCTGATCGCCGTGCGCCAGTTCGGCGCTACTAAGGTCGACGGCGTTGCACTGCGCTTCGCAGGCTCCGTACAGCGTGACGACACCGGCGAAGTCAGCGCCGTGGAAATCGTCGCGCGCGGCCGGCATGAAGAGATCGACTTCGGTGATGCCGCCCCCGGCGAAGACACCGAGCACAAGATCAACACCGCCCTCAGTTACTACAAGCTCAGCGTCGACGGCGAAGTCCTGGTCGAGATCGACCTGCTCAACTTCGTCTACATCGTCGACGGTGAAGACCTGCTGGCCGATCACCGCAAGGCACTGGGCATCTAACCCCAACCGCCGCCGGTCACCAGGCTGGCGGCAACCACATCACCAAGGAGCAACCCCATGGCCAAGGCCACCGAACCCGCTGAAAAGACCAAGAACCCCAACGAGGAAGTCGTACAGCTCGACACCCCGATCATCCGTGGCGAGCAGACCATCACCGAGGTCAACCTGCGCAAGCCCATGAGTGGCGAGCTGCGCGGCGTCACCCTGATGGATCTCTCGCAGATGGACGTGCTGGCCCTGCGCAAGGTGCTTCCACGCATCACCACCCCAACCCTCACCGACGTGGAAATCGGCCGCATGGACCCCGCTGACCTGATGCAGCTGGGCGTGGCGGTGTGCAGTTTTTTGCTACCGAAGTCGGCGAAGGAAGCGGCTGCCCTCGTTGCGTAGAAGACGCCATGGCCGATCTGGCCATGGTCTTTCACTGGGGCCCGGCGGATATGGACGCGCTGGCCCTGTCTGATCTGATCGAATGGCGGGAGCGGGCCAGAACACGCTGGGAGCAAAGTCATGGCCAATGATCTGAAAATGGAGGTGATCCTCCAGGCCATCGACCGCGCCACCCGCCCCATCCGCGCCGTGACGCAAGGAAGCGTCGGCCTCGGCCGGGCCCTCAAGGAATCCCGCGACCAGCTCAAGCAGCTGCAGGCCCAGCAGAACGACGTCAGCAGCTGGCAACGCCTGCGCGCCATCAGCGCCAACACCGAAACAGCCCTCCAGGGCGCCCGCGACAAGGTCAAGGCGCTCAGCAAGGATATGGCTGCAGCCGGTGTGCCGACCAAGCAGATGACCGATGATCTGCGCGACGCCATCCGTGCCGCCACCGACCTCAAGCGCAAGCACCAGGAGCAGCAGGTTGAACTTCAGGGCCTGCGCAGCAAACTCGGCGCCGCTGGAATCAGCACCCGCAACCTCAGCCAGCATGAGCGCGACCTGCGCCAGCGCATCGAGCAGACCAACCAGAGCATCGGCGAGCAGACCAAGCGCATGCAGCGCCTCAGCCAGCAGGCACGGCAGGCAGCGGCGGCCAAGGCTCAGTTCGAGAAGGCCCAGCAGGTGGCCGGCGGCATGGCGGCAGGTGGCGCGGCCGGGCTGGCCTCTGGCTATGCGCTGGCCAAGCCCCTCAAGGGCATGGTGGATGCCTTTGCCCCCGCCGAGAACGCCGCCACCCAGCTCAAGGTGGCGATGATGGACAAGAACGGCCAGGTCGCCGCCGACTTCCAGCGCATCACCGAGCTGGCCAACGGCCTGGGCGACCGGCTGCCAGGTACCACGGCCGACTTCCAGGAGATGATGACCATGCTGCGCCGTCAGGGCATGAGCGCGCAGTCGATCCTGGGCGGTACCGGCCAGGCAGCGGCCTACCTCGGCGTGCAGCTGCAGAAGCCCGTTGCCGAGGCCGCCGAGTTCGCCGCCAAGATGCAGGACGCCACCCGCACCAGCGAGAAGGACATGATGGGCCTGATGGATACCATCCAGCGGGCCTTCTACCTGGGCGTCGACGACAACAACATGCTCCAGGGCTTCACCAAGCTCAGCCCGGTGATGGGCATCATCAAGAAGGAAGGCCTCGACGCCGCCAATACCCTGGCGCCGCTGCTGGTGATGATGGATCAGACCGGGATGGCCGGAGAGTCCGCCGGCAACGCCATCCGCAAGGTCTTCCAGTCCGGCGTGGATGCCAAACGCTTCAACAAGGCCAACGCCGCCCTGGCCGAGATGAAGGCCGGCTTCGACCTGAACTTCACCAACGGCAAGGGCGAGTTCGGCGGCATGGACAACCTGTTCGCCCAGCTGGACAAGCTCAAGAAGCTCACCAGCGTGCAGCGCACCAGCGTGATGAAAGAGCTGTTCGGCGACGACTCCGAGACGCTGCAGGTGGTCAATACCCTGATGAACAAGGGCTTGTCCGGCTACCAGGAAGTCGCCGACAAGATGCGCAACCAGGCCGACCTGCAAACCCGCGTCAAGGAGCAGCTCGGCACCCTGGCCAACACCATCGAGGCCGCCCAGGGCAGCTGGAGCAACGCCATGGCCGAGGTCGGCGCCACCGTGGCGCCCGAACTCAAGGGCCTGATCAACGACCTGGGCAACGTCGCCGTCCGCATCAAGGAGTGGGTCAAGGAAAACCCCGGCCTCACCGCTGCCATCTTCAAGACGGCCGCCGGGCTGGCCCTGCTGCTCACCGTGGGCGGCGGCATCACCCTCATGCTCGCCAGCATGCTCGGCCCGTTCGCCGTGGCCCGCTATGGCCTCACCCTGCTGGGCATCAAGGGCATGGGCCTGAGCAGCGTCCTGATCAACCTGGGCAAGGTCGCCCTGCCCCTGGTGTGGAAAGGCATCCTGCTAATCGGCCGCGCGCTGCTGATGAACCCCATCGGCCTGGCCGTCACCGCCATCGCCGCA